CCATTTTTTAAAGCACTCACCGGAACGATACCGGGCGGGATCTCGCCGGCTCCAGGCATCCCAGTCACTGGCTGTATAGCCTTCCTGCTTCAATGCCATGCCGACATTCACCCATGACGTATAATCAAGAGGGGTTGGGTCGATATACTCGAGCAGGGGCAGTAAATCAAATTTATCTGTCATTGTGTAAAACCTCCTGGTTTTAAGGTTTTAACACGCTCCATGCAGTTAGGACAATAATCAACATCGAAAGCAACATGAGTGGCACAATCATGACATATTCTTTTATCACAGGTTATACTGACTCTTTTAAAATCTAACGACGTTACAACATTCCCCATCGGGAAATCGCAAAGCAAAATTCCTCTTTTCCCGCAAAATTCACACCGCTCATTTGCTGGGATTATCTCTGTTATTTTGGGCACGTCCCTCCCCCTCCCCTTGCTTCTGTATTACCAACCAGTAACATCATTGTTTGGATGATATTCATTCGGTGTAATACCGTGTGGTATGTGCCAGCCATTGCCTGCAATCCGGTCAATCAGGCTTTTCGCATGCTCAAACGGCCAGGTACCCACATGCTGAAAACCACGGCTTTCCAAGAATCGTATTTGCTTTGGCGTAGTCAGCCCTTCTGTCCTGCGCTTATCCAAACGGTCGAGAATCTTTGCCGCCTTGCCGGCGTTATCGATTTCATCTGGAAAGATGCCAAGCTTCTCAAGTGTTTTAATTTGCTTTTCGCTTGGCGGCGCCATTTCCCAACCGAACGACGGCACATAGCCGGCAAGGTCTTCAGCTTGGATTGACATTTCGAACTGCAGCGGATCAACCAGCTTTTTCTTTCTGGATTTCATTTCCTGCAGTTTTTTGGCCAGCGCTTCTTCCCGGGCCGCAACCACATCGTCCGAGGCCTGCTTTTCAACAGCTTCAATATCCAGCGGGCAAGGAGCGTTTTCAATCTTCTCTGTCATTTTCTGCGCGACTTCTTCACTGGTAGCAATTAAATGGGCTGGCCTGCAAAGCTCGTGCCGTTCCGTATGCCAGAGGAAGTCCAGCAACAGCAATTCTTCCTTGCCGGGATAGAGCCGGGTACCACGTCCTACCATCTGGCAATACAGACTGCGCACCTTAGTCGGACGGAGGACAATGACGCAGTCTACACTCGGACAATCCCAGCCTTCAGTAAGCAGCATTGAATTGCATAGCACGTTGTATCTGCCTTGCTCAAAATCCCGCAGCACTTCGGCGCGGTCTTCGCTGTTGCCGTTTACTTCCGCTGCCCGGAAGCCTGCGGTATTTAAGAGGTCCCGGAACTTTTGGCTTGTTTTGACCAAGGGGAGAAAGACGACGGTTTTACGGTCGCTGCAATAATTTCGCATTTCCTGTGCAATCTGCTGCAGATAGGGATCTAAAGCTGTGCCTAAGTCGGCGGCTTTAAAGTCGCCGCTTTGCATACCTACGCCGGTCAGATCGAGTTTCAGCGGAATGGTTTGCGCTTTGATTTTGCTCAGATAGCCTTCCTTTATGGCTTTTGGCATTGTATATTCGTAAGCCAGGCTATCAAAGTATTGGCCCAGGTTTCTCATGTCGCCGCGGTCTGGCGTTGCAGTAACACCCAGCACTTTTGATTCATCAAAATATTGCAGTACGTTCTGATAGCTATCAGATACAGAATGATGAGCTTCATCGACAATGATGGTATCAAAATAATCTTTATCAAATTGCTGCAACCTTTTTTCGCGAGTGAGAGATTGTACCGAGCCGACAACGACCCGGTACCAACTGCCTAAACAACTTTGTTCCGCTTTTTCCACCGCGCTGATCAGGCCGGTGGCCTTATTGATTTTATCGCTTGCTTGTTCCAATAATTCGGCACGATGGGCAATAATCAGTACCCGGTCGCCAGCCCTTACGCAGTCTTCGGTGACTTTTGCAAATACTATCGTCTTTCCAGTTCCAGTAGGAAGGACCAGCAGCGTTTTCTTATTGCCCTTCTCCCACTCGTTAAAAATCGCTGCTTTTGCCTCCTGTTGATAGGGCCGGAGCTCCATCAGAAGGAGCCGGGCTTAAAGGTCGCACCTGCAGGCTGAGTGGCCGCCTCAGGCTCAAGGTATCGCTTGACTTCGTTGAATGTCTTGCTGTTGTATTCACGGATGCCGATCTTTGCCCGGCCGCGAGCGCCGGCAACTTTAGCCCAGTTCATTTTCAGTTTTTCGCCGTGCTTTTTCTGGCCGATCGCAACAAAGAACGCACTGACCATGCCTTCCGTCCGGCTATGCAGAAGCAAGCTATCATTAATTAAAGCGGTCCCTTGCGGAGTAACGACTTCCAGTTTCAATTTCGCCTGATTGCAAGGCGGCATCTTTTCGCTACCAGCAAAGCGGGCCCGTTCAAATTCTTTAACAACGAAATCATACTCACCTTCAGGTAATGTAATAAAGCCGGCACTGTCCTTTTGTATCTCATCATCCCAGCCCAGCTCTCTATCTACTGTTACATCGGTTCCCATTGAATCATAAATTGACATCATTCATTACCCCTTTATTTTTATTTAAATGGCATTTCGCGGTCCATTTGGATAGCGGCATATACCTGTTCCCAGGCGCCGATCAGAACGCCTTCAACGAATCCCAGGTCATAATTGGTAATCGGTGTATTGAGCGGATAATATCCTTTGGCTGCTACCACTTGCTTGATTTCTGCCACAGTCACGGTATTGGCGGTCATCAGATCAGCTAGAGCCCGGGGAATTTGTTCTTCCGGTTCAATCTTCCTGGCCGGTGGTTTGGGTTCTGTCGGCTGTATTTTCTCTGGCAGTTTTGCTTGTGGCTGCATGTCTCTCGCAGGAGCGGTGACTTGGTTGGCTGTTTCTTGCGGTGCATCCGGTACAATTTGTTGCTGCTCAGGTTTAGCCGGTGGCGCCGCCATTACCGATTTGGTAGTAGTCGCGTATTGCGGATCATTCGGGATGCAGTTGGCGATGCTGGCATAGGACAGCGGCAGCTCTTCGGCCAGGTCATGGCGGTTTTTGGCATCCCAGGAGGGATGATGGACGGTATAGATGACCCGTTCCCCGCCCTGCGCTTTCTTCTTTTTGTCGATTGTGACCACTAGAGTTTTATAGTTGGCAAACAGTACCATGTCGGCCCACTCTTTCACCAGCGGCGACGTCTGCGAGCCGGTTTTTTTACCCAGCTTCAGTTCGTACCGGTCATAGCTTCCCGACTCGTCAGGCTGTTCAAATTTACGAAGCTGGGCATGGGCTGTAAGCACTACATTGATACCGATATCGATTACATCTTGCAGCAAGTTCAGCAACCGGCCAAATTCTTCTTTGACAAATACATAACCGTTGCCATAGCCAAAATCCTCAATGCCCTTTTTTTGGTGGGTCGCGCAAACGAATTCAACGCACATCTGCTCTGCCCAGTCGATGGTATCAATCACCAGTGTTTTGCCGCAGCCAGGTGTATTTTTCACCTCCCGGACCTGGCTGAGCAGCATACTCCAACTGGTCGGCCGTGGCAAGCGAGCCACGTCCATTAGATTGGTGCTGCCTTCGGTGTCGATGAACAGCGGTTCCGGGAAGTCTGAGGCAAACGAGGATTTGCCGATGCCCTCGGGGCCATAAATCACGACTTTCTGGGCTTTAACAATGATTCCACGTGTGATCTGCATTAGAACTTACCCCTTTCCCACTTATTTGCCGGTGCAGGTTCGGTAGAAGTTTCAGCATCTTTAACATAGCCGTCCTCGATAATGATTTGGCATTCGTCTTTGGATGTGCTGACCCGGGTAGCAATGACCTGCAAGCCTTCGGATTCCAGCCAGGCGCCGAATTCGCGCATGGTGTCCGTATCCATCTGCTCCAGCTTGTCCATCAGCACAAAGCCGCAGTTCGGATTGAGTTTGCGCACAATGGCAGTAGCGATTTTCAGCTGCTCGGAGCCGCTCATGTTATCCCATTTGTAGCCTTTATAGGTCAATTCACTATTTTCAACCGAAAGCTCTGGTAGGGGTAAGTTGGCATGATTGAGAAGATCCGTCTTCGCTTGACGGACCGTTTCTATATCGGCAGTCAGCTGGTTATATTGTTTGGTATAGTCCTCGGCATCGATTTCGGCTTTTTCTTTGTCATAATTGGCGCGGACCTTCACATTGATGGCGTCAATATTGGTGATGCTGGCTTCCAGCTCCGCCGTGCTTTCGTCAGTGAGGTTTTTTGTGGAAGTGTTGGCAATGGCCAAGTCACTCAGAGCGATTTGGTACGCGTCATTCGCTTGGCGCAGTTCCTCTGTCAGCCGCTCGACCTTGGCTTTCAAAAACTCGACATTTCTGCCGATCTCAGTAACCTGCTGACGCTTGCGGGCGTTCTCGCCATTCCTGGCCAGGATATCCTGTTGTTTCTTGATCAGCTCCGCAGCGCTCACCAGTTCTTTCGGAGCTTCTGGATAATTGATCATTTCTGCCGCGAATTTTTTCTTCTGGTCGGCAATGCGGCCGATTTCTGTACGCCGGTTATATAATTGAGTTTCTTGGGTTTCCAATTCGCGCAGCTGTTCCTCTACGCCGATAATCTGCAATAAAATGCTGGCTTTTTCTTTACTGCTGGCCGCCATAAACTTAGGCAGGTTCAGCGCCAACTGCTCAATGAACTCATTTAGCAGTTGCTGGCCAGCTTTATTGCCATTGGCATCACTTACCTTTAAGCTGCTGTTTTTGCCCGCTCTTTCGACGATCAGGCCGTTGCTGAGCACAACCTTTAAGTTTGGCGGTATCACAGAGCCTTCTCGCTCCGGAGTAGACGGTTTGAATTTATCCCCGCCTAGCGCCCAGGCTATGGAATCCAGGACAGAGGTTTTCCCTTGGCCGTTTCGGCCGCCAATGACGGTCAGACCATTTAGTGTAGGCTCCAGCTTTACGGCTTTGACTCGCTTTACGTTTTCAATCTCAAAATTGTTTATTT